CTATTCTACTGCCCATATGTACCCCTACAGATGGTACGTGCAGTTGGACAGGACACCTTCCAGCCCAAGATCGGCTTCAAGACCCGCTACGGCATGGTCGCGAACCCCTTCGCTGAAGGCACCAGTGCTGCTGTTGGCGCTATCAAGTCTGCTAGCAACCGTTACTACAGAAGAGTTTCTGTTAAGAACCTCATGTGATTCTTTCCCAAACGGGATATACGGGGAGTCTTCGGACTCCCTTTTTTTGTCTAAATAAAAATAAAAATGGCGTCCCCATATCAAAAACAAATTCAAAATAGGAACTTTTTAAGCCCTACTGGATTTGAGTTTACGATAAATAAAAACCCAAAAATAAATTTCTTTTGCCAGACAGCAAATATTCCAGAAATTTCATTGGGAACGGCAGTTCAACCATCATATCTAAAAGATATTGATGTTCCTGGTGATAAACTTCAATATGCAGATTTCACTATGTCATTCCTTGTGGATGAAAATTTTGAAAACTATATGGCCGTACATAACTGGTTGACTGGGTTGGGATTTCCAAAAACACCACAACAGTTTGAAGATCTAACTACAAATTCTGACGGTCTTGCTGATGAATACCAAGAGCAATTTTCGGATGGAACTCTTCTTGTATTAAGTAGCAATCTCAGACCAAATTTTAAGATTAATTTTAAAGACTTATTTCCAGTAAGTTTGACGGGATTGGATTTTGATAGTAAACTTCAAAGTGAAGAGTTCTTTACAGCACAGGCTGTTTTCAAGTATAGTATATACGAAGTGACTAATTTAAACGGAACTAATTTATGAATCTTGAAGATATTCAGAAGATGTGGAATCGTGATTCTGTACTAGACAAAGATGATCTAGCAAACGAATCACTAAAAACTTCACAACTTCATGCAAAATATTATGAACTTTATAATACAACCTTATTATTAAGAGAAAGAGCTAAAGAAACCTTCGACAAGGTATATCTTGAGCGTTACAACTACTATACAGGCAAGGCACCTACAGAGGTGTATGAGGAAGAACCATTTCCTTATAGAGTAAGAGAGAAAGACGCTATACAGAGGCATATGAGTGCCGATGAGAGACTTTCTAAAGTAGACCTCAAAATTAAATACTATGACACGATGCTTCGCTTTTTGGAAGAAATTATCAAATCACTTTCAAACCGAAACTATGCGATCAAAAATGCAATCGACTGGATGAAGTTTCAATCAGGAATGTAATGCACAACTATTACGACGATAATTTGTCAGATGATAGTCCGTATGTGACCATGGAGTTAGCTGGTGTGGATATATATTTGGCGTATAAATCAATTGCTTTTCATTTAGAAAAGTGGCCTGGTGGTGAACCAGAAGAACAAGAAAGACTTTTTATGTTGAAAGATTTTTTCTATAGAATGGTTTTAGAATATAAGTATAATTTGGAAGACTAAATATTTTCAAGTGATGACACTTGATTATATGTCTGAGTTGATTATTTCTAAAAAGAATGAAGTATATCTTAGAATAAAAACAGAACCACATATTAAGCACGAATTATCTGATCAATTTACTTTTGATGTTGAGGGAGCAAAGTATATGCCCCAATATCGAAATAAATGGTGGGATGGAAAAATAAGATTATTCAATATTCAAACAGGAGAGCTCTACATTGGTCTCTTGGATAAGTTATTGAGATTTTGTGATGATCATGGATATAAGTATGAATTTGAAGAAAACAAATACTATGGTCATCCGATTGACTTAAATCAGATGATCTCCTATGAGGGTGTCAAAGACTATATGACACACATATCGGTACATAAACCTAGAGAGTATCAAGTACAAGCGGTCTACGACGCTCTGAAGTGCAATAGAAGACTCATAGTATCTCCTACTGGATCTGGCAAATCTTTGATGATTTATTCTGTAGTCAGATATTATGTTGAAAAAGGGAAAGATACTCTGATTATTGTTCCAACTACATCACTAGTTGAGCAGATGTACAAAGATTTTGCCGATTATGGATGGGATGTTGGATCTTATTGCCATAAAATTTACGGTGGCAAAGAAAGAGAGACTAAAAATCAAGTTATCATTACGACCTGGCAATCTATCTACAAACTTGAAAAGAAATACTTTGATAGATTTGAAGTTGTAGTCGGAGATGAGGCTCATCTGTTTAAATCAAAATCCCTAGTCAGTATTATGACTAAACTATATGATGCTAAATATCGATTTGGATTTACTGGAACTCTTGATGGTAGTCAAACTCACAAGTGGATTCTAGAAGGTCTTTTTGGCCCATCATATTCAACGATTAAAACAAAAGAACTTATCAAAGAAAAACATCTATCAGATTTGGATGTAAAGATTATTGCTCTCAAACATAAACCAAGATTGTTTGATAATTATCAAGAAGAGATTAGATATCTTTGTGATAATCCACAACGAAATAGGTTTATTAAAAATTTAACGTTGGTTCAAAAAGGAAACACTTTGGTGTTGTTTACCAGAGTGGAAACTCACGGGGAACCATTATTTGACATGATAAATAATTCTGTCAAAGGCAATAGAAAAGTTTTCTTTGTCTATGGCGGCGTAGAAGCAGAGGATAGAGAAGAGATTCGTAAAATTACCGAGAATGAATCAGATGCAATTATTGTTGCATCATATGGAACTTTCTCTACTGGAATTAATATTAAAAATCTGCACAATGTAATATTTGCATCACCGTCAAAATCAAGAGTCAGAAATCTTCAATCTATTGGAAGAGTTCTTAGAAAGAGTGAAAATAAAATTAAAGCCACTCTTTTTGATATTGCAGATGATATAACCTTTAACAAAAAAAGAAACTATACTCTAAATCATTTAGTGGAAAGAATAAAAATATATAAAGAAGAAAAATTTAATTATGAAGTTATAAACGTCGCGTTATCTCAATGAATTCAGATCTAGAAAGAGAATTTTATTGTTCCTTAAAACTAGTCTCTGGTGAAGAAATTGTATCTCTAATAATGGTAGATGATACAGATGCTGTAGACCCTATAATTATTTTACAGGAACCAATCGTAATACATTACACTAGTTCAGGTGCATATTCTCAAATAAAATTAGAGCCTTGGTTAAAAACTACTGAGGATGATATATTTTTTATTAGACTATCAAAAGTCATTACAATGAGTGAGATTGATGATATTGATTTGATCAATCTGTATAGAGATTTTAATGATCAAAAGAATGAACTAAAAGAAGAAAAAGAAAATGAAGAGGAAGAAGACTTTTCTGAAAAGTCATCAGCAGAAAAAAACATAACAAAAAATATGGGATTTCTCGGATCTATTAGTGATACTAAAAAAACTCTAGAGGATCTGTTCAAAATAGATATTAAAGATAATACTAAAGAGCTCTAATAACCTTTTCATCCTGGACAAGCCAGATTGTACATGGTTTTGAGCACCTTGTCAAGTCATGACATACGTGATATAATCTTATTAACACATACTTATAATAATGGTAAAGAAAAAACCAGAACATTATGTAAATAACAAAGAATTTTTGTTTGAGATAAACAAGTACAAAAGTTTCCTTAAACAGGCTGAAACTGAAGGTAAGACAAAATCTGATCTTTTAAACGAGTCTAGAGAATTTAGAAAGACTCATGAATATCTGGGAACTTGTTTTAAAAAGATTGGTGATCATCTATCACATAAACCAAACTTTGTCAACTACATGTTTAAAGAAGACATGATTTCTGATGGTTTGGAAAATTGTATTGAGTATGTTACTAATTTTGATCCAGCAAAAAGTTCAAATCCATTTGCATACTTTACACAGATTATTTACTTTGCATTCCTAAGAAGAATTGGTAAAGAGAAAAAACAATTAGAGATCAAAAATCGTATTATTGAAAAATCTGGATTTGCTGAGGTCATGGCAGTAGATGACAGCTTGCTTTCTCGTACAAGTTCAGATTATAATACCATCAAGGAAAACATTCAGACAAAGATGAACCGATGACCGAGCATCCTGAAAT